CTTGCAAGGGCCAAGCCCCGAGACTTTGGGATGGCCAGGGGTTCGGGTTCGACTTTGCGACTACCCCTGGTACCGCCCAGGCGAACTCGGGGGTGACCAAGCACGACTATCCTACGGCGGACGTAGCGGTAGGGATGAGTGCCGAGGCCCGTTGGCAAGAGATCCAAGATCGTGAGCAGGTCAAGCGTAAGGTCCGGCAGGGAGGCAAGACCAACGGCCTGATCCGCAAGCATGCCCCTGACAACACGTATGTTGAGTACGAGGCGATGACCCCTGAGCGGAAAGAGGCGAGAATCCGCCTGACTAAGGAGGCAGACCAGGCTCATCAACTCCGCGTGGCCCCATTTCCCAATCTAGTGCCGGAAAGCAGGCGAATCAAGACCGTTTGAGGGTCGAGGAGGCTGTGTCTGACGGGGATCAATAATCCGTCTTTGGCCTGGTCGTTGGTAGAAGATGGCCGAGGTGATTAGCGGTCGCTCTACAACAGTGTACGTCGCCCATTGTCGGCTAAGCGGTATTCCAAGCAGTACGGATACGCTTTTCGCACGATTCCACTTGTAACCCCCGATATGTAGAACCAGACCCAGATCCCAGATGAACGCCCCTAGATGAAGATTCAAAAGACAGACCACTGAAAAGTCGAGGAATACCATGAGTTTAGGGCCTTTCACAACATACGTGCCTCCGGGCGTTTACACTCGCTCTCTGACTGAGGCAAATGCGGCCAACCTGGTCGCTGGTCTCCGCATCCCGTTCGTAATCGGGGTCGGTCAAGAGCAGCTAGAGCAGTTCGACCTGGAGATGGTTCGTGGCTCAAGTTCGAACCTGGACCAGCAGATCGTCCGTGAGGATGACAGCCAGCGGTTCGTAGTGGATGACACGAATCCGGCCAACCCGATTCTCGGCTCAGCGAACGGTCTTCTGACCAAGTTCCGTGTCCGCAACTATCCCATCGTTGACGGCCAGGGCTTCGGCCGTGTGACCAACGATTCCAGGGCTGTTTCCTGCACGATCAATGGCGTTCCAGTGGCCGTTGGCGGGGTCCAGGGTTCGGATGGCTATGTCATCCTTCAGGTGCCTGCCCAGGTCGGGGATGACGTCCGTTGCACCTACTACTTCCACCGTTCCGACACGATCATCACGGATGACGTTTCCGAGCAGGTTACAACCACTCAGGCCATCCTCACGACTCCGGCGGCCGAGAACTTCATCATCACGGTTGGAACGACCGATACCTTCACCATCACGGTGGATGGTGTGACGACCACGGTTACGTTGCCCCCCAGCACGGGTTACACGGCCACGGCCCTGAAGGCTATCATCGACGCTTCCTTGATCACGGGTCTCTCGACTCAGGTGTTCACGGACAACGCTGGCTTGAAGCATGTCCGGTTCTTTGCGGCCTCGTCCCTCAACATGGGGACCGGCAATGCAAACGGGGCACTCGGCTTTGCTCCCAACACTGCGACGAACCGCAACCTGGCTTTCAGGGTGTTCCAGCGGCCCATCGTGGACGGCTCTGATGGTGGTATCACCACGACGGATCCCTCCAAGGTAGTGGCCAAGGTCAATGGCCTCCAGGTCATCCCGACGGCTGTTGACGGTACGAACGGGATTGTGACCCTGCCCACGGCTCCGGCCCCGGGTTCGCTTGTCACGATTCAGTATTACTTCAACACCTGGCAAGACACGTTCGATTACCTGCCCAACACGCAGGTCACGTCGGTTGTCCGGTGCGGGTTCTCCCCGGGCCGGTCGGACTACATCCAGGACCAGGACTTCGTGATCTCGAATCCGAGCCCGGATGTCTCCATCGTTCACTGGGGAACCAGTGTGTCGGTGGCCTCTACTCTCCGGTCGCCGGGAGCTGAGGTGTTCGACGACACCCAGATTCTACCGACCCTGGTAGACGACAAGATTTTCCTCACAGCCTCTCCTCGGTACGTGGATACGACGGTGGTTCCTGCCGTTGTCTCTACGACCAAGTTCATCCTTCCCGAAGTACCCACGACGGGTAACGGCCGTGACACGCCCCTCGGGCAGTCCACGTACCTGGCCATCACGAACCAGCGGATTGGTCTGAACACCAATCGTCCGGACCTCGTGACGGTCTTCACGGGCAGAACCCTCAGGGATGCACTCGGCCGTTCAGCGGTGGAGGTCATCGAGGTGGATTCCTCGACCCGGACCGTCACGCTGAAGAACCCTGTTCCTCCGGACTACAACGCCTACTGCACGTTCTGGTACAGCCGTATCTCGGACGACACCTTCATCCTGACCAACAAGGTTGCCGGTGCGGTGGGTACAGGTCAGTTCGAGGTGTTCGCCACCTCGACTCAGACCAACCTCCGGCAGATCCGGTTCGGGGCGAAGACGGGTTTTTCCCAGATCGTCCAGTGGCCCCGTGGTGTGGAGCAGATCACGGATGCGTTCCACACGGGTGCTGGGGCTCCGGTGGACGAGACGGTTACGGTCACGTTCGGAACGGCCACGGCCAAGAACGCTGCATTCACGAACAGTGGAGCCCAGCCGTACTCGTTCTACACGACGTACTCTGACCAGTGGAGGACTATCCTCAACGGCGCCACCGTCACGACGAATCTCAACACGGCTCGTCGAGGACATTTGGTCAGTGATCCCGTGCCCTGTGCGGTGTCGAGCATCACGATCCCTGCCTCTCCAAATAACGTTTTGGAGCTGACCATCGATGGTGTGGATATCACCGTCACACTCACGGCCGGGGCACAAACCCTGACGTTCATCGCAGCGGCGATAAACACAGCCATCGACGCCAATGCCACGTTCTTAGGAACGGCTCCGAACAACCTGGCCAACTTTGTCCAGGTTGGTGGAGCTGGTGGCGATGCGTTTTTCGTCATCCGAAGCTACTCTACCCCAGGTGCCCTACCAGGTGGATTTGACCACATCTCGGCAGTATCGATCCGTCAGGGCACAGTGGAAAGCACTCTGGGCTTCTCCACGTTCCAGTCGGCCTCGGGCAGCCCCAACGCTCTCAACAAGGCTGCGACGATCCTGGGTTCGGAGGTTGGTCCTTTCGCCATTGACCTCGGGGTCACAGACGAACTCAACCTCAGGATTGACGGGATTGACTACGTCATCCCTCTGACCGCTGGAGCGGCACGGACAGCAGCTCAGATCGTCACTGACATCAACGCTGTTGTGCTCAGTACAGTGGCGTCTGTCGGGACTCTGGCGAACGTGAACAAGGTTCGGCTCACCAGCCAGACCACGAACCCTGGTTCCAGCATCACCATCCTGGCCTCGAACTCCCTTGCTATCCTCGGATTCAACGAGGGTGACTCGGTAGGGGCTACGAATGTGTCGGCTCAGGAAGTGGTCAATGCCCTGAATGCAACGGCAACGTTCCTGACTTCAACGGGTCTCGGTGGAGGCGCCCAAGCAGCAGGAATTGCCTACGCCTCGACCATCAGTGGAGCCACCTACGTCACCATCGAGTCTCTCACCACGGGTGCCGCAACCTCGTCTGTGGCCTTCGCCACTGGCTCGGCCGATGCCTTCAACAGCACCACTGGAACTGGGATTGTGGTGGGTACCTCCGGGGACAATGGAGAGGATGCCCGTGACTACTACACGGTTTCCTCGTCTAACCCCACGGCAGGTTCCGATGGGGAGGGTACCCCGGGCCAGACCTACACGGATGCTCGGACGGGTCTACGGTTCACGATCCTCCCGGCCACCACGGGGAGCTACACGGCGGCAGGCTTCTTCACGATGGCTGTGTCCACGACCTGGAACGTGAATCCAGCCATCCCGTACCTGTCTGTCCCTGGTATCGAGACCATCGTGACGGATACGGTGAACGTGGGAGTCAACGATACGGCAACGGTCCGTACCTTCAACCCAGGTGGGTTGGAGCCTGCAATCGGTGACTTCTACTACATCACCTACTTCTTCATGAAGCAGGACTTCTCGGCTCACCTGTACCAGCAGTTCAAGACCATCGAGGCGAACTTCGGTCCTCTTGCGGCTGAGAACAGGGTGTCCCTGGCTGCCTACCTCGCCATCCTGAACGGGGCGGTCTTGGTGGGTATCAAGCAGGTACTCAAGGTGCCGAACACCAACCAGGCGTCGGATGCCTCCTTCATCCAGGCCATCCAGGAGCTTGCCATCCCGCTGGCGGGTCAGGTCAAGCCGGACATCATGGTGCCTCTGACCACGAGCACCCAGGTCTACACCTACCTGCTCCAGCACGTCGAGACACAGAGCAACATCAGGAACCAGGCTGAGCGTATGGGCTTCATCGGGTTTGCCTCTGGCACCTCCCCGTCGAACGCGCAGACGATTGCCAAGTCCCTGCTCTCGAACCGCATGGTCGCGGTTTACCCCGACTCGGCTGTTGTGACCCTCAACAACGAGCTGGGTGAGAGCTACGAGCAGCTTGTCGATGGTACCTTCCTGGCTGCGGCCTTGGCGGGTGCTGTCACGAGCCCGGCCGTGGACGTTGCCACCCCGTACACCCGCAGGATCCTCCAGGGCTTCACCCGGCTCCCCCGGATCCTGGACCCTGTGGAGGCCAACCAGACGGCAGTGGCGGGCATCACCATCCTGGAAGACCTGGACCCGGTCATCCGGGTCCGGCAGGGCCTCACCACGGACATGAGCAACGTTCTGACCCGTCTCCCGACGGTTACTCAGATCGCTGACTATGTCCAGCAGCAGAGCCGCATCGTCCTGGATGCCTTCATCGGAACGAAGTTCCTGGCCTCCAGGACGAATGAAGTCGAGGTCACCATGACCTCGCTCTTCAACCAGCTCGTCCAGGCTGAGATCGTGTCGGCCTACACGGGTATCTCGGCGGACGTGAGCCCGGATGACCCTACAGTCCTTCTGTTCACGGCGTATTTTCAGCCTGTCTTCCCACTTTTGTATATTGTCTGCACGTTCAACGTTCGGGCAAGGATCTAAATTCAATCATTTCGGGTACTTGAGAGCTAGCCCACAAAAGAAGATTGACAGGTTGGTAGTTTCGGGCTTAGGCTCGGCTACATGGAAGAGACCGTAATCTGTCTTCTATGTGGGCACACGGCCGTGACTCTAGCTCGCCATCTCAAGGCGGCTCATGGGGTCACGGCCGAGGTGTAGTATCCCTCTCTATGCTCATCGAACTAGGGATGGAGGGGTTCGTCAGCTTCCAGGCCAACCTCTACCCTGAGAAGCTGATCCTTGTCATTGCATCGGGTGACTTACGCCAGTTGGAGGGTGAGGACTGGGAACCGAGTGGGGTTTTCACTTACCAAGACCCCATGCGGGGCAATCTCCCGCAGTTCTGTCTACATCCTTCGGGGCCTACTCCCGAGCCCCAGGAGGATGGGCAGACCACCTGGACGTGGTTTTCA